CTCATTTACTTTAAGGTCAGTTAATGAAAGAACTTGTTCTGTAGTTGATGTATCGTTTCCACTTGAAAAACTACAACCTGCAGCAACAATAGGATTAGCACAAGCTATATTGTTAATTACTGCACTTTTTGTTAAACCATCTAGGATTCTAACATAACCTTTAGCAACTGTGTCAGGACTTCTTAAAGCAGCAGTCACATAAGGCATTGCGTGTACACCTGCATACGTATCACCGTTTACAGTTATATCAAACTCACGTCTTTTTGATAATTGAATTTTATTTGCCATTTTATTTATTATTTATTGTTAATGTAATATGCTGTCCTTTCACTCATAGACAGTTTCTTTAAATCAATAGAAGAATTAAAATGTTCGCCTTCAGGATTGTATTTAATACCTTCCGTTGCAGGTTCTCCACTTAATTCTACTATTTTATTTTTTAATTCTTCGACTTGTGTCATAAGTTCACCTATTACCTCTGAACTCATTTCAGTTTTTTCTTCTTCAGAATCTTCTTTAGTTTCTTCGGAAATTTCTTCAGATAAATCTTCTGTTTCTTCAGCAGCTTTTTCGCCAAAAACAGCTTTCTCTAACCCAGCCACTCTATCTTTTAATTTTTCGTATGTTTCTGCCCAATCAGCTTTTTCAGCAGGTGTTTCTCCTGGCTCATCAAATTCTTCTTTAGATTCTTCAGATACTTCTTCTGACATTTCTTCTTCAGATGCTTCAACATCTTCAGCTTCTTTTTCTTCACCTAAATCTAGGATTTCAGATGAATCACCGATAGTCATTTTGTTTCCATTTTCCATTGTATAGCTTCCTGCTTCCAATGCTTCAGCTTCGCCATCATCACCGACAGCAAATACTTTAGACCCAATCATAAATTGCTCATCTTCTGTAGCAATAGTACGACCATCATCTAATTTCATTTCAGCGTAAAATTTTACGCTATAAGATTTAGGTTCATTTTTCATTTTTAAGATATTTAAAATTTTTTCTAGTGTTCCCATAACATTAATATATATAAAGGTGTTTAATTTGTTTATTTCTTTGAGTATTTAACTGTCTTATTTTTGATAGCTGCACAGACTTTAGCAGCCGTTTCTTTATTGCCGTATTCCTTCATCTGATCCCTCATACAATCATTCCAAGAGTATTTTAACATAGCTTTTCTTTTAGCATAAGCAACGTATTCTAACATCTTGTATTTTTTCTTATATTTTCTTTTCTTCTTTTTAGTATATAATTCTTCTCGCATTGTAGCTGTAGAATGGTCATCACAAGGCATAAATAATCTTTCACCATCAACATTGTGAGGATGTGAACCTGAACAGCCTTTAAACATTTCTGCATATATTTCTGCTTCTTCTCTAGTTCTAAATAATGGCTCACCGTCTAAAGCACCCACAGGATTTAATTCATTTTGTAGAATAACATCTTTTATTTTACCCATCATTACTTCATCAGGACAATCTTGACAAACTTCATCTAATATATCTATCTCTTTAGATGCTTCTATTAGTTTATCCGTAAAATATCCTTCAATACTAAATCCTCTTACTTCTTTGTTTTTAATAGCTTCCCATATTTCAGGATTATGCTCTGCACTTACTTGTACAAACCAAGTTCCGACAGGTAAGCTAGAAAATCCATACATATTAGATTTGTCGTATTTTTTATCTTCTTTAATCCAAGATTCTACAACAGTTAATCCTTCTACAGGTTCTTTATGTTCAAGAGTGTGGTTATTGTTGTTTAAACTTGACATAAATAGCTTCTGTGCTTGTTTAATCGTTTCTTTAGTAAAGTAAACATCATACTCTTCATTTGTTTCCTTGTCTAGTCTTGGTATCTTTTTATCAGGAATAAGTATTGCACCAATTAATTGTTTCTTTTCTTCATCTGCTTTCGCTAATGATAAAAAGTCATTATTGAAAAATACAAAGTTTTCCTCAATCGCAGGAAATTTAACAACTGAAATTGCATCTACTCCAAAGTGGTCAGCAGTTTCATCTATTATTAGTTCTATAAGTTTTCTTTTTTTCGCCATAACATTAATAAATATAAAGTTCGTTTTTTTGTTTATAATGTAGCTTGTACATCAAGCTCTTGTTGTAACGCTTGTGCATTACTAATATCATTTTCTACAACAAATGCTTGGACAGGTGGGGTTTCACCTATTCCTGCTGTTGTTATTCCTTCTAAATTAGGTACTAATCCTGCACCACCAATACCTGTTGGAACAGAAGGCACAGAAGGACTACCACCTCCACCAACACTAGCACTAGCACCATCACCATAAGGTAATTTAGTAGATTTAATTTTAGCTACATTTGCAAGACCTGATATTACTGCACCTGCTGCTACTATTGGACCAAATATAGGACCTGCTCCTAAAGGTGGTTCTCTTAATGCTGCTGCTGCTGCACTATATGTACTTATTAAAGTTTGTCCTATTGCTAATGCTTTTCCTGCTTTACTTTCTTCACCAAATACAGAGGCTAATTGACCCATTGTTCCCCCTATTATTGCCAACTTTTGTTCTGCTGCTAATTTTTCTGTTTTTACATCTAAAGCTGCTGCTGATTTAGTTGCATCATTTAAATCTTTATTAGTTTTTTTCCTAACAATTACCATTTGCTTACCAACTTCTTCTTCTGCACTTACTCTTTCAGTACCTGTTTTTTTTATAATAACAACTGTTTCTTTATTTGCATCTTGAAATTCTTGATTCAATGTAGTTTCATTAATTAGTTGTTCAGACCTTTGCCCAACTATCCTTTCTTGTAAGTCTGCTAATTCAGTTTGTGCATTAGTTAATGCAACTTGTAAATCTACATTATCTTTATTTTTAGCTAATTCTTTTTCTGCTAATTCTATTTTTTTATCTGCTAAAAGTTTTTCATCCTGAAATTGTTTTTCTAATATCCTGCCCAACTCTTTATTTGCTTCTATCCTTTCTTCTACAGTTAAACTTACGTTATCTCTAATCTGTCTTTGTAATTCTGCATCTTTTTGATATGTTAATTGCAGTTTTCTTTGTTCTGCTTCTGCTAATTTTACTTCGTTTCGTAATTTAACAATTTCTTTAGCTAATCTTCTATTTTTTTGTATAGCTGATTCAGTTTGTTCATTATTGTCTTCATAAGCTGATGTTAAACCATCTAAATCTTGAGAAGTAAATTTTTTAACAACTTTACTAACTTTGCTAAAAAAGTTAAAAACCTTTTGCCCTTGTTCTACTACTGTGTTAACTATATTTTGAAATGTAATACTAATAGTTTCTAATACAACATTTACAGCATCCATTACAACTTGATTTTTAGATAATGCTTGTTGTAATGCTACAAATGCAGATACAATTAATCCAATACCCATAGCTTTTAAAGATAACCCAACACCCTTAACAGCAGTGTCTAAAACGCTAAACCCTTTAGAAGAACCTTCAGCAGCTGTACCTATATCTTTAGTACCCTGTGTAGTTTTCTTTGTTTCAGCAGCTACTTTTTTTAATTCTGATGTAGCTTTACCTCCATCCAATTCTATAGGTGTTGTTCTTCTTAATTCAGCATAGGTTATATCTACCTCACCCCTAACCTTTTTTAATTCATTTATTGCAGGTCTACCATCTAAATCTATTCTTATTATCTTATCTATCGGCATATTAATCGTATTAATTGTTTTAACATTCTTCTAAAACTTGTATGATATTCTTCCATACCATAAGCAAAATCTAATTCCCTTCCCTTATATTCTACTAACTGTAAATGGTCAATAGAAGGAATTATTATCTTTGTTGTTGCTTCTATATATTTTTTTAATTCCATATTAAATAATCATAATTCATTAATCTTATTGCATCACCATTTTGGTATAATGCCCAATTAGTGTCAAATGGTAAAGATAAATTGTCTATATTTTGAACTGTAAAATCTACTATTAAAGTCCAACTTCTTTTAGTATCTGTTTGACTATCATCTAAACCAAATTCTATATTTCCTGTTGTAGAGTTTTGTGCTATATATAATGTTGCAGTAGTTGATAATGAAGTATCTTTAATAGACCATTCTAATACACCTCCTGCTGTTCCTATTTGTGTAACTACTCCACCAATAACTCTAAATATGGTATTATAACTAAAACCTTCTATAACACCTAAAACATAATTTGTGCTTGTACCTCCAATTACTGTAGCTATTCCTTTTACTGAAATAATAACATTTGAATTATTAGGCAAATTAAACTTTGCTGATTCAGGATCATTTTCAGGATAAGCATATCCTCTAGTATTACCATCTGTATTACCTATTAATACCATTTTATGCGATTCTCCATCTACTTGAGGTTTATTAGGTAATAGTGTTTTGTATTTTATCATTATATCATCACCAAATCTAGGTAATATAGGTTCAGTATATTTACCTCTATTCCTACCTGCTGATAGTGGTAAATTTAATTTTGATATTTTACCTTGTAAAACTGATTTTAAACCTTTTTGTCCTGTTAATGAAATTGGTAAATCTAACTGTGAATATCTTGAAGGGGGACTTCCTGCATTAACAGCACAAGGCACTAAAGGACTTGATACCATTATAAGAGAAGCATCAGGAAAACCACCGAAAGA